CCCTGACCCCAGAGCAACGCCGGAGGGTTCTCCGGCCACATGCCGCTTTCGGCCCTAGTCGGATCGGGTTCTTGCAGGAAGAAGGCTTTCTTAGAGGCGGCCATTGCTCACCCCCTAGACCGAGGTGCTGAAGCCGCTGATGTAGGAATGAGCCTTCTCGTAGGCCAGCACGAACCCGTACTCTCCCACGACCTGACCGTAGTAGGCCGTGTCCTTCGTCTTCGCCAGCTCTTCCTCGAAGAACGGGTCGATGGTGATGTACCCGAGGTATCGAGTGTCGAGCAGGTAAACTCGGTCGGACTGGCAGTGCCGGTCAACCAAGACCCTGGCGACATCGCCCGTCACGGGGTTCATCAGGAAGTCGATGATGTGCCCGCCGAACTTCTCGTCCCGCTCGGTGCGGATGAATCCCTGGAAGAAGTCGTTGATCTTCCGCTTCCCCCAGGCGCTTGTGAGGATCAGGTCCGTGACTCCGCCGTTGTCGAAGATGTCCTGGAACTCGTCCTCGATGTGCTTGCGCAGAAGCGCGGGGGTCGAGGAGAGGGCGTTCTTGTTGGTCGTGGCGAAGGTCGGGATGCCGCCGAAGCCGCGCGGCGTCGTCGCGGTGCCCGCCTTCCGCTGACCGTGGTAGGCCATGTAGTTTAGTTGCATCAACTGCTCGTCCATGACCTTATCGATCTCGCGCTCCACGACATTCTCAATGCCGTAGTTCTTCAGGAGAGCGTTCGAGCGTGCAATCTCAATCGTCTTCTGAAGAATGGCCGAGTAGTTCGTGGTCGAACTGACGACGGTGAAGTACCCGTTGCCGGCCGCGGCGCCTTCGAGGCGGTTTCGGCCGCGCAGGTACACGACGGAGGTGTCGGCGTGCGTCGCCTGCGTTCCGCCGTATCCACGGGTGACGGACAGCAGAGTCGTTGAGACCTCGGACACCCACATGTACTCGGCGTCGATCAGGATCACGTCGCCGACCTGGAACAGTCCCGAGGTCGTGACGGTGACTTGAGTCAGCGTGGAGGCCGAGGTGAGTCCCGAGACGGCGGTGTCACTGACGGGCGCGAAGGTGTCTTCGAGCCAATCGTAGGCCGTACCGGGGGTATTGACGAACGCGAACTTGTCTTCGTTGTGCAGACCGAGAGCCGTAATTGCAACTATCGACATCGGCTCCTTCGTGATGATCCGGTCTGTCACAACTCGTTTTTGCGGGACAGTGTTGTTGTAGGAGCTGATCTGTCCCGATCCGGCTGCCATTGAGGCGTTCTCCTTAGCGGCTTACGGTGTCAACCTCCCTCTTGGGGAACGAGGGCCTGGAAGACCCACGGGGCGTCAGATCCACCCGGTCCACATCAACGCCCTTTTCCCGGTACCTGGCCTTGATGAGACGCGCCTTCTCTCGGTCGCCCGTAGCCGCATTCATGTCCTTTGTGTAGGACTCGACAAGTGACCGTTGCGTCACAGTCACGCCCGCCCCCGTTGATTCGGAGACGGCGGCGGAGGGACTTACCGAAGCACTCGCGCGCAGGCGAGCCACGAGGCCGCGAACGGCCCCCCGGAACTCCGCTGGATCGAACTGCCCCTGCTTGAACTCGGCCAGGACGGCCTTGTAATCGGGGTGGTCGAACGGAATGCCGGCTTCGGTCAACTGGCGCGACACCCAGGACTTAAGGTCCTCTTTGGGCTCAGGTCCTCTGGGTTCCGACCGGCCAGGATCGGCTTCTCCAGAGGGCTCCTTGGCGGAAGCACGGGCGCCTTCAGCGAGAGCGTCCAGACGAATCTGGCGCGCAACCTCTTCCTCGTCGCCATCGTACTTCTTGAGGTACTTGACCACGCGCTGTACCAGCGCGGGGTTCTCCTCGTCAAGGAGCTTCAGCCGCTTGTCTTTGACCGCCTGACTTCGCTTGATGAACTCTTCGTCACCCAGCAAGATCTCACGGACGCTGACAGCGACGTCTTTGGCCAAAGCCCTGACGTCTACTGCACCGCTCCGCGAAGTTGGCTGGGCCCCCGAATCCTCCGGCACTTCGAGGTCTGGCATGACCTCTTCCGTGACCGGGACCTCCGGGGCGCTCTCCTCGGTAGGTGCCATTGCCAATTCCCTCCCTATTCAGTTGTGTCACTTATTGTAAGCCTCGGGGCACGATTATGTCAAGATTGACAACGGGGGAAAAGCCTGTATGCTATTTGGGGCGCAATCGGACGGGAGGGTCAAGGTGCGGTACCAATGTGAGGCCTGTGGAAGACCATCGAGGCAACTATTGTGTGCCTCGTGTTTCGACGATCTGAGGGCGAGTCATGAAGAACCGGCCATCATTGCCTGGGCCAGACGCCAGCGAACTTCGGGCCAGCGAACTTCGGGCCAGATGACCTCGGCTATCAGGACTCGTCGCGACGCAATATGGAATCGCCGGACCACGGGCGAGAAATTGCAGTCTATCGCCAACGACATGGGCGTGACTCGCCAGCGTATTGACCAGATCGTCGGCGAAGAGGCTACAAGGAGGGGCCTATCCAGGGCCGAATTGAGGCGCCTAATGTGCCGGGACAAGCAACGCGCCAACTCCATTGAGAGGCATTCTCGTTGGCTCTGGAAGCGGTATCAAAGATTTTGGTTCAGAGTGGACGTGAGAGCCAACGACGAATGCTGGGAATGGCTGGGCTGTCGTAATCCCAACGGGTACGGACGAGTGTCTCCTAGCCGCGAACTTCAATTCTCGTGGGCCCATCATATCGCTTGGATCTTGGCCGGACAGGGCTCCACGCCGACTGGTTTTCGTCCATCTCTCCGCAGGGGGGAGTTATGCGTTCTTCACAAATGTGATCGTCCCCCCTGCTGCAATCCCGCCCACCTCTTTCTGGGAACCCCACAAGACAACGCACGCGATTCAATATCCAAGAACCGTAGGCCGGGCAAGGTCGCTCGCCTGAGCGACGAGGAAGTACTATTGATACGCCAGGCCGCGAGAGGTCGTCGGGGAAACCCCGTGCAGGCCGAGATGGCAGAGAGGATAGGAATATCACAGGGGAGCGTATCGATGATACGCCAGGGAAAAGCGCGACAGGACGTCCGCTAGTCCTTATTGCCCCTCCGCGGCCCATGCCGCCTCCAGCCTCATCATCAGCTCTTGGGGCGAAAGGCCCATGCGCTCGCCCACCATGCCTAGCTTCTGCAACAGTGCGGCCTCCATCGGGCCACCCCGGAAATTGTCCATCAGCAATCTGGAGGTGGTGCCTCCTAGCACGTTGGACCATTCCAGCCAGGTGAGTTGGGGCGCAGCCTGCCGTATGCGCTCCAGTTCCGCCTGCGATCCGTAGGTCGGCAACTTGGCCGGGTCGTCCTCCAGGTAGGGAGCAAGGTCAGGATTGCGCTCCATGAAGTCGCGCCGCCAGTTCCAGTATTCCGCCAGTACCGGATTCTTCGCAATGAACGCCCGACGAGCCCCGCCGCGATCCAGCTTGAAGTAGTCCGACTGAAGATCCCAGATCACATCGCTGTATCGGAAGGTCTGGTTGCGGGTGTCATAGAATGCTTGCAGCCTCCATGCGATGTCCGGATTGCTGTAGTCAATCGGCGCGACGTTCTTGGCCATCGTCATGTTGCCAGGGGGTTGTCCGCCGGCATATTTCAACCATACGCCAAGCATGTCGGTCGAGATCGCGTCGTAGGATCTTGTCTCGCGCGAGAGGAACGCGGTCTGGAAAAGGTCGCCCAGCTGGTCGCGAAGCTCATCCTTATGCAGTTTCGGCATCTCGTTCCAGCGCGTCCACAACTCGTCCACGAGGAACTGCCGCAGCCTCTCCTCTGGCTTCTTGAACAGAGCCAGACGGGCCTCGTACTCTGGATGCTCGCGGTAGAACGCGTTCACCGCGTCCAGATTGCCGGCCTCGTAACGCTTCCACGCCGCTTGGTAGGCGTCCCTGAGTTCCCGCAGGCGTTCCTCGCCCTCGGGATAGGCTCCTGCCGGCATACCGATGAGGCTTCCCATCGCGCCCACGCCAAACTCGATCCCGGCCTTGCGCTTGGCCTCCTCGAATATCGGACCCGCCCTTTCCGACATGGCGCGCCGACCATCCGTGACAGAGACCTCGCCCATCGCTATCATGTTGGAAATCATTCTGTCAACTCGGTAGTCGTCCCATTGGTCGAAGGCAGGGAGACCTAGGGCCCTCCTGACGGACCCTTCAATGTTGACGCCGCCCGGAGGCCCGATGCCCAAAAGGGCCGTTGCGCCCTTGATTGTGCGGGTTATGGGCAAGAATGGCCCGGTGTCCTGTGGCTGGCCCCTGAGAGCGTTGTAGGCCCACACGAGGGGCGCGTGGGGGGAAGTCAGAAGCGAAGCGATGTCAAACGGGTTCTGTCGCTCGTCAGCGTCATCCTGGCGAGCGAGGGCCATCGCCCGCTCCCATGTAGGTCCGGTCTGGTCCCGAAGGGCCTGGTCATAGTCCCCTTGCTCAATCTTGCCATCGTTCAGCAACTCTTCCAGCACGCGTCGGGTGGCCGCCGCGTCGCCGAGTTTCTGGTCGGTGATCGCCTGTAATGGAATCTCCCACTGCTTGAAGGGCAGGGCGGAACCCAATGGGTCTACGAAGATGGAGTCGCCCATCCAGGAGGGCAAGAAGGGAAGGGGAATGCGAACCTTCCCCTGTAAGCGTTGTGGCAGGTTGGGCTCGGGCCGGTAGGCAGTTGCCAGGAACTTCTGCATCCTCAGGTAGGTTGCCAGCATGGCCGGGCGGTCAATTGAGTGCAGTGCCCACTTGTAAATCGAGGTCGTCGTCCAGAACTCATAGGGGAACCACACGTCCAGCCAGGCATTGAAGTTCATACGCCGCGTGTAGTTCAGGAGGCCCGCATCTCGTACCCACTCTCCGAACCGCACCGCATTGTACTTCGCGGTCGAGAGAGCCGCCTTGGTGGAGGCGACATACTCGCCAAGCATGGCCCGCCCTCCCTCTGTTAGCGGTAGCGCGCGGGCCGGCTCGTCCATCTCGGCCAGGGCCGCGTCCCGAAGAGCGTCGATCACGCTGTCTCCGCGCTCATAGAACAGGCGATCCATGCCTTCGCCCCGCCACATCTGGTCTCCGACGAGAGCGCCCAGCCTCGGAATGCCTGCAAACTGCACCGTATCGCGATAGGGCGTCAGCGCGTCCAGAACCCTCTTGACGTCCGCCTCCTCTCCCACGACTCTCTGGATGTATGCGTAGACATCCGGGGAAGCGCCCCTTAGAACTTCAGGGTCTATCGTGTACTGCGCTACGGCATCGGCGATCTTCTCCAGGTCTCCACCAAAGAGAGACTGCCACTCGTCTCCAGGTCGTATCTCGGGAAGGACGTGTCCAACCTCGTGCAGGAGTACGCGGCGGACCGTCTCCGGGTCCTGTTGCATCAGGGTCTCGGAAATCTGGAATGGGATGCGTCCACTCTCCGTTCTCTCCGCCCAGCGGATGCGGGCTAATGCGAACTCGCCGGCGCCCTCCAGCTTGTCAACGATCTCCACCTCGAACGCGTCCTGCGCCCCACGCAGGGCGTTCACAACCCCGCCTCCCGTAACCTGGGTATGTCGCGCGGCAGCGGCCGCATACGCCATTCCCGCCTGGGGGTCTCCCGCCAATGCCGCAACGCCCCGGCGCTCGTTAGCCACCATGGTTTGCAATCGGGCCATCCTGGCGATTCTCTCGTTCTGGTAGGCGAGCTGCATGTCTTCGCGGGAGTACATGTAGAGCGGACGCCCGTCGCCGAAGGGGTTGTCTCGGAACCGGATAACGGCCTCTCGGTCGGCGATGCGCAACCGCCTGGAGGCGTCGCGCCAGGCCATCCAGAGCGGCCGCTGCCCTTCGGGCACCATGCGGCCGAGGGCCGCGTCCAGCTCGGACAGGATCAGGTCCTCCTGCCCGGCCAACTGTGCGTACCTCTGTGAGATTTCCTCGGCGATGACCTCGTACTTGCGAGCCGGCTTTCCGGCCTTCACTGCCTCAAAGAACTCGGCCAGTGTGTCGCCTTTCGACTTGAAGAAGCCGGTCCAGTCCGTCCGCCAGCGACTCAACTTGTTGAAGGCAGCGTCCATGTCGGGCATCGGCCCCATTTGGGCGGCGATCCTCTTCAGTCCCTTGCGTATCGCCTCTAGATTGGTGTCGAAGCGATTCCACTCGTTCTTCCAGAAAGGAACTCGTTGGGCCTCAAGTTCCCGCCACGCAAGGCCCACGAGTCCCTTCGTGCCGGCCGCCTCCGCGGCGCGAGCCTGTTCCGCCAGCCTGGCGGCATCCAGATCCCACCGGGCATGGGCACCCTGGAAGTTGTCGAAGGCGTCTCCGACAATGGAGGCCATTCCTAGCGGACCCTCCGTCTCCACGCGAGCCGTCAGTTCTGCAAGCCGTAGCGCCTCTTCCTCTCCCAGGGAGTTCTGGATGAACTGTCGCAATTCTCCCCGGATGGCCTCGGCCGTCTCGCGAACAGCCTTTCCACCGCCCGAACGGACGGCCTCGCTCAGTCTCTCGGCATATTGCGTTGCCGCCTCGGGACTGACAATCTGACCCAAATCCGTCCCCAGTTCTCTGGAGGCGCGGTCCATGATAGCCCCGACAGTCACCCTGGAGGCGTCGGCAAAGACCTCGGCGATCTCGGCGTCGTTTCGGACGCCCTTCAATGCCGCGATCCAGGCGCGGGCCGGAGCCTCCCCGATCTCTGCTACAAGTTGCGCCGGAATCTCCGGGGGGTACCAGAAGTGGTGCATACCTCGCATCGTGCCTATGGTGCTCATGCGGGCAGAGGCGTTGGCCTCGTGCCGAGCAGCCCACTGGCCCATATCGAAACTACCCAGATTGATCTTGCGCGCCCAGGCCGACATCCGGTTCAGCCATCCCGTCGTGCCGCGCGACGCCTCCTCGACCTGTGCTTCCAGGACGTTCAGCGCCTGGACCCCCATGGCCGCCCCGCCGCCAGGGATCTGCTTCAGGTGCGCGGGGATCTCCGCCGCACCGAATCCCGACCACAGCCGCGGCGGCTGGAAGCCCATCTTGCCCCAGAAATCCTCTATCATCTCGCGACTGAGGAGGCTGAAGGAGCCGCGGGCTATCGCCGTGAACTCGTTGTTGAAGAAGTTCCGGATGGCATAGGACGGATTGATACGCAAGAAGGCAAGCGTCTCGTATTTCTTGAATGCGTCGGACATGTGGGCTAGAAAGCCCTTTGCCTTCACGCCGAATTGAACGAGAGCGTGCTGGGCCGACACGTCCATGATCTCGTTGATGACGGCGGCCTTGAAAATGTCGGAGTTCAGGACGCGGTAGTCGCCGAATACCTCGGCCTGTGCTCGCAGGAAGTCCGGCGTCAGGTCGGCCAGCGTCAGCCCACGCGTCGCCATCAGACCCTCGATCTCTCTGGCGACATCGGCCCCCATGCGCCCAATACCGTCCGTCACCTGTCCCATGACGGCTCTCTCTTCGTTGTTGATAACCCGCACGAAGAGACGTACCGGATCGTCCTCGCCGACGACGGCGGCAAGACGCTCGAACAGAGTGCGCTCGAAGGTGGTCATGTCGAAAGCGTTGGCGTGCTGCTCAATCTTGGCCAGACTATGCTGTATCATGGCCCGCACGGAGCGTCCTTCCGCCGTCAATATCATGTGGCCCAGTTCCGGGGTCTGCAATCCGGAGGCCACGCGGCGCACGACGCGGATGATCTCATCCGGCGAATCGAACCGGCCCACGACCTGCGAGATGATGCGGTCGGCGACGATGTTGCCGAACTCTACCGCCCGCGAGGCAGGCGTCAGACCGATGGGGTTCCATTTGCTACGAAGGAACCTGGCCAGCGCGCCCTTGCCTTCCATGGGAACGATGCCCAGTAATTTCGCGACGCGCTCCATGCCAGGCGTCAGCGTATCTACCTTGGAGAAGAAGCCGATGGATTGCTCTATGTCGGCCACGTCCTCCAGGCGGTTGGCCAGGCGAGCCTCGTCCAGTTTCGTCGCCAGTTCCGCCAGGTGTTCCACCTTGAACGCCTCGGTGACGGCCTTGTCGCCAGCCAGCCCGATCTTGGAAAGGGCCACTCGCTCGACGGGCCTCAGGAACGGCAAGAGGATATTCAGCGGGTCGGCGACGATATGGAAGAGCGCGTCCTGAACTTGTCCCCGAATGGCAAGTGCTCCGAGTCCTGAGTAATACTGCTCACGCACCTGAGCAAGCGCGTCCTTGAGGGGAACCCCCTGTGAGGTGAGTTGAACGATTGTCTGCCGGGCTCGGACTATTCCGTCGATGCCGCCCAGGTCCTCGGGGAAGTAGAACCGACCATCCCGGAAGGTGGGCAGATTGGCCATGTCGGCGGATAGCGAACCTGCGTACCAGGCCGCTCCTAGATTCTGACTGAAATCCTCCCAGCGCGGGCCGATCTCCTCTGGCGTTCCCGCGTAGACCCCGGCCGCCTGCGCGGCCAGACCGCCTAGCCTCTCGGTTCCCTCTGCAAGAACATCCAGGTAGGGCAGGAGGTTCCTGCCAAGCCACGAGCCGTTGACGTATTCCAGGGCCTTCCCGATGGGTCCTTGCGCGAATCCGGGAAGGTAGTTCATAAGGCGGCGCTCGCCCCGCGTCAGCCGCTCGTAGTTGGGCATCTCCTCGATGGTGCGAGGTTCCTCTTCGTAACCGGGGGCGTACCACGTCCAGGGCTTCGGCTTGGTCGGGGCGACCGCATAGCCAGCCAGGTCGGGGCGTCTTTCGCCTCGTATGACCTTGCGCTTCGGCTGTTCCGTCATAGCGGCTGTTCCGTCATAGCGGCTGTTCCGTCATAGTCCTATGACCCAATTGAGGAGGCCATTGGCGTCTCGTCCGCCGCCCGCCCCTGCTCCGCCGCCTCCACCACCGCTGCGTCCACTTCTTCCCCTGACCACATAAGGCGCGCCGCCGGAGCCGGAGACGACCGTCGTCCTGTCGTTCCTAACGAAGTGGCCCGGCTCCAGTTCTGTGTAGTCATAGGCGAGCAGGAAGTCCTGCGCATTGTCGAGGCCGAACAGATGGAAAATCTCCGACGCGACCTCGATTGAGATGGCGTCGGGCAAGAAGCGCGTCGCGTCCAACAGTGTTTTGGGCGATGCTTCGTACTCGGCAAATGCCTGGGCCGTGTAGCGGGACGCCCAGGCGATTTGGGCTGGTGTCCGGCCCCGGCCGCTCCAGCCGCGGTTGGCGGCGAGGGTTTCGGGCGTCGCCACCGTGGCCTGAAGTCCGGTTCTTGGCAACGCGGCAATCTCGGCCGCACGACGCTCGCGGCCCCGGGCGAATCTGTCGTTCGCCGCCCCCGGCCCGCCAGGGGATTCGGGGAACATCTGATACCAAAGGTCGCCCAGGCCCCTCACGGCTTCGACGCCCGGACGAAGGCCCCGCCCCAGCGCGGAGGAGATTTGTTCAGCTGCCGGCCCCAGGCTGGTCGCCAAACTTCCAAGAACCTGGCTTGGCGTTCCGGCCTGCCTGACCGTTGCGCCCGCCGTAGCGGTACCGAGTCCGGGAACCTCCGGCTCCGGAACCTCAGCTTGCGAGGGGCTGCCACGCCCGTACGTCCTTGCCGGCCTAACGGCCCCATAGCCGCCAGAGGTCAGCAGTTGAATGAACTGCGTCTCGGGGCGAATCCTTTGGCCCCGCCCGGCGCGCCGCGCCGCCGCGGCTAATTGATCCGCCGCGCTCATGGCTCCTCCGGATGAGCCGCCACGACCAACCGTTCCGCCCTGTCCCTCATACCTCTCCGGTCGAGCAGGAGCCAGCACCTTCTTCTTGGGCGCCGCCGCCGCGGGACGCGGGAAGGGGGGAGGGTTGTACCTGTCGGGGTGCGCGACGGCGTAGTCCCAGTCTGCCGCAGAGGCATAGGGCAGAAGGGTCTTCTTTGCCGCGCTAGTAGACTGCGATTTCGTCGCCACCCGTCACCTCCGGAGCACTCTCGGCACCCGCCACGAGGTCGTCCATCCCCACCTCGACGGCTCGGTCGCCAACCATCTCGTCCATCCACTCCTGGGCGATCTCCTCGATGTAGTTCTCCGCTTCCTGCTCCATCACATCCCAGTCGTGGAAGGTCTCACCGGCCAAGGCCCACCTCCCCGCGTCGCGTCCGGCCCGTGGCACCCTCGAACGTAGCGGCCTTCGGGTTCGCCCTAATTGGGGGCGTGCCGCCAGCCGGGGGAGCAAATCCCTGACCCCCGATGCCCTCCATGTTCATGCCCTCTCCCGGAGGAGTCATGTTCTCCGGAACGACGCCCCCAGCCGCCATCTCCGGCGTCGCCTCGCCGGACCCGCCAGCCGCCTGCTGCATCATCTCTTCGTGAAGCTGCTGGGCCCTCTGCTCGATGAGTTGGCGCAACTGATCTCCGGCCGAGGCGAGAATCTGCTGCTTCTTGCCCTCCAGGTAGGCGTTCGATAGCTGCTCCTTGACGTAGACCCGCATGTCCGACTCGGGGTTGGTTGAACCCAGTTCCTCCAGGATCTTGTAGTTCGGGTAATTCATGCGAGAGAGCAACTGCGCGGCGTTGACCTGTTGGATGCGGTCCACAGGCGCATAAGCCTCCTGACTGACCTCAAGATAGAGCACCGCGGGGTCGATGTCCTCTGGGAGGATCTGATACCTCTTGCCCCGTAGTTTCTTCTCTTGACCGAAGCCCTCAATCGGAACGCCGGAGTAGTGGCAGTACAGCATCTTGGTCCGGTAGGATAGTTCTTGAAACGCCTCCATCATCTGCTTGAAGGGCATCAGCGTTCCCAGGGCCGTTTTGATCCGCAGGTCGAAGCCAGAATACGGCTCTCCAGGCTGCGACTCCGTTGTCACCAGGACACGAGCTATGGTGGATTCGTCCATCACGCGGGAGAACTGAGCATACACCTCGCGCAATCCCGGATCTACGCCCTGTTTCTCCAGAGTCTTCACGTCCTGAAGCGGTCCGGCGATGAACTCTCCGCCAGGCGTTCCATACCTGGTGATGATGTTCGCCGCCCCCGGCCCCTTCTTCACGAGTCCGGGCCGACCAAACGTCGCAATGGGCTCGGAGATCATCAGTGACCCGACCACGTTCTGCTTGATCCACAACTCCGACAGATACACAGCCATCAGCATCGGTGATCGCCGGAATCGTAGGTCGTATTCCAGTTCGCTTCCTCCTACCACCGAGAGCCAGGACATGAACGGGTATTGTGGCGCCTGCGGGGGCAGCACAACATAGGAGGGTTCGCCTCCTACGGCATTGTCGTCATCGCCAGTGAACAGGAGCACGGTTCGGGAGTTCCGATCCGTCCAGTCCAGCTCGATGAACGGGTCGTTGGGTGCGACATGGCCGTCCTGGATGGCTGCTCTCAGATCGGAGGCGCGATCGCCCCACATGTCAACGATCTGCTGAGCCTCCTTGAGGGTGGCGGCGCACACCATCTCGTTCATGTACTCGCTGTAGCGCGTGTAAACATCCTGGGGATTGCGCAGGGCCAGCGCGAATTGTCCGTTGGCGAGGGCCGCCTGTTGGCGAGCGGCATTCCCCCCGAGAGCCCGGATGGCCTTGATCTGCGTCGGAAGGTGGATGAGGTTTCCGGTGATCTCGCCAAACTTCAGGGCCGAGCGCGCCATGTCGGACTTGAGCGTCTGCTTGCGGCGAAGAGCCATGCGCATCTGCCACTGGAGGCTCTGTTCCCATTCTCCGGCTAGTTGTCTAGCGTAGCCGCTGTCGGGGTCTCCCTCCCCCCCGAGTTGGCGACGCACGGCCTTCATCACCGTCGGAGTCTCAATTCTGAGGTCATCCTGGAGAGTGGAGAGCGCGCGCGTTCCTGCGTCCAGGGATACTCTGGGTTGCGGGGACTTGAACGAAACGAACCACTGGAGCCTCCGCAACGCCTCCGGGGCCTCATACTCCACATGGTCGAGTTTGTCCATCCATCCCTGCATGTCTCGGAGATCCGTGTAGTCCTCGCGGAGATCCTGAAACTGCTCGATGTACCAGCCGACGTCCGGAAGTTTCGTGTCAGCCATGGAACGCTCCTATTACGGCCTGCGGTGTGCCCTGCGTTATTCCTAGCGACAGGAAGGGATTGGCCTCGCTCGCGCCCCAGACCTCTGCCTCGCCATCGGCCGACTCGGGAGCTATCGACATGGCCAGGTGGTCCTGTCCGGCCACGAGCATTCCCCAGGTCGCATCCAGCGTGTCGTCGTGGGGCGCGCCGGCCTGCCATCCGGCCCATTCGTAACGGAAGTCTCCAAGATACTCGCTGGGTTCGTCGCTCACCCAAACGCGGCCCATCTGGAAATGGGGCGCCATCATCCTCTGAAACCGCTCGCCCTTGTTGATGTTCTTGTGGCGCACTGGGATCAGGGGGAGTTGCGTCGTCATAACCAGCCGGTTGAAGTATTCCTCTCCCTTCCCGCCGATGTCTACGCCGACGGCAACCAGGCGATCTCCGTACATGGCCGCGATGGACTTGATCTTGTCCTCGGCCTCACCCTGACTGATCTTGTCGCGATAGCCCCCCACCAGAACAATCCCGCCGCCGGGGACGAGTCGGCCAACCGACACGGAGAAATAGTCGCGGTCGCGACTCTTCAGTTTATCGGCCGTCGAGGCGTAGTCCACCCCGATCACTGCGGGCCAGGACTCGGAAATCCTAGTGTGGTCGTACTCGTGTAGCCACTCCAGTTTCAGTTCCTTGCCGGCCGCGGCGGCCAGGTCCAGGAGGTACTGGCGGGCGAAGCCCATCACGCCGGACCTACGGCGCGCCTTCTCGATCTTCTCCAGGCCAAAGCCGTCCGGCCATGCCAGAAGAACCCATGCCTGCAACTGGGGATACCAGAGGGCCCCTGGAGTGTCGGAGGTCACAAACTCCAGAACGGGCGTGCTGCACACCATCACCTGCCCCGTTGACTCAACATAAGCAAGGCCGTCATTGAGCGTCCATGGCGTTCCCACCCAGATCTCCCAGGGGTCGTTAGGCTCCAGGGTTGGATAGATGGTCTCCCGGATGTACTCATTGACCTTCGCCAGTTCGGTATGGGAGGAGGTGTTCTTCCTGTTGTTGATGTCATCTCCGACCAGACAGCCCGCGGGGTGCTTTCCGAGAACTTCGCCGCTGTAGCAGCCGCGTCCCAGAAGACCGGGGTCCTTTCCCCAGATCCGACGCGAGGACAGCCAGGCGTGCCTGGGCATGTCGCTTCTGATGATGTCGTAGCCGCCTTTCCCCCACCTTGAATCGGGCTTGATGTTGGGGAAGGCAAGACTGACCACGGGTGCGTGCTGCATAATCTGTGACACGACGAGCGTGTTGTCGTCCGCCATGTCGTCGCTTTCTTGAATCAGAAGGTTCGGCCTCTCGGGGTTCAGCAGCCACCTGTAGGAAAGAAAGGCGTTCGTCAGCGTCGTCGTTTTCGTCGATCCGCGGAAGGCACGGATGAGAGTGCCCATGCCTGCCGCGCGGGCCGCGTAAGCCGTGTTGATCCACCTCCGGGCGTGAGGCGGCAGACGGCGGCCCATCAGCAGCATGTAATAGACCTCGAATCCGCGCGGGGTATCCGAGCGGACGAGATCCACAATACGGTGCGTCTCCTCTGGAGGGACGCGTATCTCTCGGCGGGCCACTTTCTTTCTATGAGCCACTGGGTCTCTCCAGGGCGAAGAACTCGACGATTCCGCCATCGCCAGTCATGGGGTATCTGTCCTCCCGGACCATCCGAAGAGTAGGGTCCGCCTTCTGGTAGAGTGCCGCATAGGGCCCCGACCACGTTCGGGAGGCGATGCGTTCCGCAAACTCCGGTGTCCAGTATTCGACACCGCAAATGCGTCCCGTTGCTTCCGTTACACGCAGGATCTCCCGAATGACCTCCATCACGTGTTCGGGAGGTTGGTGGATGAGAAGCCCACAGGTGTAGACAACGGCGAACGGCCCAGAGAGCGGCAGGTCATAGGCGGAGCCGAGTTCGATACGAAGGTCTCGCCGATGGGTCATGGCGCGCACGACTGCCTCGTCCGATATGTCCACTCCCCACAGGTCTCCGTACCCATGCTCGGACAGAATGTTGAGTTGGTCCCCGTGGCCGCATCCGACCTCCAGAATGGGACCAATGGCGGGGCCGATGAGCGCGGGCAACATCTCGCTTTGCTTGATGCCGCATAGCCGGCTGTAGTCCCGGTCAACATCCGCGGGCGTCCGGAGTTGTCCGTTGGCGTGTTCATCCCCGCCCACGGTCGCCCACCACGCTTCTTGGTCGGAATGGTAGTTCTTAGCCACGATGCCTGTTCCGCTTCTTGCGCCGCTTCATGGAGGCGTTCGTGATGCGTGCGGCCGACTCTTTGCTAAGACCCTTCGCTCGCAGTCTCTCATACTGGGGCCAATTTTTGACGGACCTTCCAGGCATCTCGCTACCTCTTGCCCCCGAAGGGCGCACGAATCCGCATCTTCATCTTCGGCTTCGGCGATGGCGCCAGGGGGCTTGGGTCGTGAATGTTGAGTTCGTCCGCTCGGCGTCGTGCGTCCTCTGGCGAGGGAGCACGCTCGCGGTAGACCCATTTGCCCTCATGCCACGTGTAGACCTGGTGCTCACGCGCGACGCTCGTCACATCTTCCTCCGCGACTCATTCGTTATCCGCGCCAGATCGAGGGCCTGTGTCCTCTGCTCATCTCGCTTGGCTCTCTTCTGGAGCCACTGCGACCGGATGGCCCTCACGGCATCGAACTGGATCTGCTGGGCGGCGCTACGGCCCCGGTACGAGATACTGGGTCCTCCGCCGCCGGAGGGGGCAGCCGCCGCCCCACTTATGCCCCAGACGGTGATGTCGGCTGAGCCCGAGGCAACGGGATAGGCAACGATGTCTGCCATCAGGCGATCACGGCGTCGTCCGTTACGCCGGCATACCCGTCGCCCTGAACGACAACGAAGTGCTCAACGTTCTCCTGAACCAGCACGGCGTACTCGCCGGCGCCGTCCGTAGTGTCTTCTCCGGCCAGCGTCAACGTTGAGGTGACAAAGACCATGATGTGCCCTCCAACGAGCGGGACGTAGTTGTTCGTTCTCACGGTCCCGGTCAGATACAGGTAGCCGGGGTGTCCTGTGCCGGCCGCCGCCACGCCGTCCAGGGTTACCGCCAGTGTGCCGGAAACCGGAGTGGTTGTTACCTCTCCCGTAGCGGAGAGGGCCGCGCCGTCCAGCACGACCGCGAAGGAGCCGGTTGCCGAGACCGCTCCCGCGCCGGCGAGCGGCAAGCTATCAAGCGCGACCGATAGCGCCCCGACAACACCCACCGCGCCCGTGGCCGCAAGCGCCACGCCGTCAAGTGTGACCGCGAGCGCCCCCGAAACGGGGACCGCCCCCGTTCCGGCCAGGGTCGCACCACCAAGCGTTACGGCAAGTGTTCCGGTAACGCCGCCCCCGGTGACGGTGCCGGTGCCGACGAGGGTCACGCCCGCAAGCGTCTGTGCCAGTGTGCCGGAAACGGCAACGGTGCCCGTTCCGGCCAGCGTTGCCCCGGCGAGCGTCACGGCCCCGGTTGCAGACACCGCGACCGCTCCCGTTCCGGCGAGGGTCGCACCCCCGAGGGTCTGGGACGATGTGCCCTCTACGTTGGGCTTGATCCCCAGGTGAACGGACTGCGAGTTGGCCGCCGTGTCATGGTTCCACGTCGTCGCGCCAGTCGTCGTTCCAGCACAGGTCGCCGTCCAGATTCCAACGCCGCCGCCAGCATTCGTGGCGACCGTCTGGTCTATTCGCTCTGCGCCATTGGCCAGGTTGGCGTTCGACCATCCGGAGTGGTTGGTCGTGTCGTTGGCATCGTCCGTGAAGCCAATTGCCAGAATGATGAATGAGGCGGC